ATCGGGTGCAAGTCCTTGTATCTTTAGTTTTTGCTCTGGTGTCAGCCACCATGCAGTATTTAACCACGTAGTTTGCTCTGCCCTGTTGGCTTCGAGTTCCGAATAAACACTCATATCAAAGTCCACGAATATATCGCTGCCCTTATAACCCCAATCTGTCTGCATCTTGCGGTTGATGTTATCACGAATAGCAGTTAGCTCGGGTAATACCGCCCGAATGGTTAGTGATTTCTCCGCTTCTTTCATGTTGTTGTAGGTAGCAGCATCGGTATTACCTAACAATACCGGATGTACACCGTATATTGAACATAGTGCCTCCTTATCCCATTTCTCCGCTTCAATTAACTGTAAGTCTTTCGCAGGTAACCCAATCTGCGCCCATCCTACTTTGTAACCTGATACGGCTGCGCTTCCGTGCTTTGCAGCCCCTGTGTTGGCTGATATTTGCATCTTTAGTGCCTGTGCTTGTTCGCTACCGGATAACGGGTCAAAGCGTTGGTCATCCATGTATAGAACGCCTAATGGCCCCATATTATCAAACATCGCAACAGATGCCTCTTTGCTTGCATTGCTGCGTGTCAGTACCTTAGATGCAGCACGTAGCGGGGATAGTCCATACAACTGCCCTCCGGTCGCTGACCATTGCGGATTGAAGTATTTATCATGCAGGATTTCTAATGTAGTGAACGGGATGTACTTGCCGTAGTATAACTGATAAGCAACCTTCTTAGGTGGAAACTGCTCAATATCTACTTTGATTGCCATGTATTGGGATGGCAGCATATAAAGTTCTAACGGCTTGCCCCTGTTAACTGATTCCTCTCCGACCTGCTTTGCGTACATGAATGCATTGCCTGTTATCTTCTTAAACCCGACCCATTGCTCTATAATATCGCTCCATGTATCTTCGGAGTTCGGGTATTTCAGTAGTTCATTCAACCGGGCATCACCTTCGTATATCTCAAATGCTTCCTCTTTTAGTTCTTTCAGTTTGGCGTAGTCAGTTATCGCATCTGGCTGCTGCATCTTTGCCAGGTAGCGTTTCTGCGCTGCTTTACTTTTTACCCTGTACACAAACCAGGGTGCAACCTTTGCTTTTTGTGTAATCAGCGTAATGATGGAATAAACTAAATCATTGCCTATATAACTATCGTTAACTATCTCTCCCTGATTCTGACCATCCCATGTTAACAGGCCACGTTCTACAGACATCTGAACAGGCATCTTAGCGGGTGCCGCCTTACGAGTAAGGAAATCGAATAAACCCATATTAAAATGATTTATACAAAATTACACCGAAAACCCTTACCATACGGCTACCTTAAAGGCCGGCTTGTGTAGGTGGGTGAAGATGGCATACCGCATCGCATCAAGCGCATCGTCTGATTCTTTAACGGGTTCATCAATTACGTTATCGTTTTTATCCTTTCGCCATTTGTACGATTGCAGTTCTCTGATTATATCCCTGCTATCTTTATGTACGAATAACGGGTAGCTTTTCACCTTCAATATCCCTGCCCATACTTCTTTATTCGCAGTTTGTGCATTGATACCACCCCTGTATAACTCTTCAATGCTTTTCGGTTCCGCTGCATCGCAGTACACGGGCTTTCGGTCGCTGATATGGTCTTTTACTTCCCTGCTTATTTCCGATGGTGTTAATCCCGATTGATAAATGAGTTGCTTTACATAATTCGCCCCCTGGTAATGGCATACCTTGACAAGTGCAAGGGGGTGAACGTATCCAAAGTCTAATCCATAAAATATATCGCCACTTTCGGGTATCTCATCTGTTATCTGCCATTGGGTATAAATAATCTCCTTCGCTGCGCCACGCTCACCGAGTCCGTACACCTTCCACATGAAATCATCTGGCAGTAACTTGTAGCTTTCAATCGTATCAATCTGTATCTGCGAAAGGTTGCCGAGATTATTGAGATAGGTAGAATGTATGCGTTTGTTTATCGGGTTGTCCGATACTTCATACACCCATGATACGAAGTCTGCAGGATTCCAGTCTAAAAATATCTTACCCGTTGTACGCATTGCCAACTGGTCGAATAACGCCTTACGGATTAGGTTAGCCTCATTAACAAATAGTATATCCCTACCCGGGCCACGTGCTTTGCCCTCATCCTCAAGTCCAAATAGTTCAATATAGCTGCCATTATCGAATCGGTAGATGAAATCGGTGTAGCTGAATTTCTTATCCTCCCACAAATGCCATTCCTCCATGATGGTCTTAAAATCTCTGTATGCACCACGTTTGATATGCGGTAGGGAGTGTGATACAATAGAGATGCGGATGTTTTTGGCATTCTTATCGGCTGCTATTGAGATAAGAAGTTGCACTATGCTATAGGACTTGCTACTACGTGTGCCGCCCTCATTGCATATTATAGGGGCATCGCTTTTGTATGCAGCTACGTTTTCGTAAAATACGGGCGTTGCTCTAATTTGTTTTAATTCCACAACTCTTAAATTCAGTTAACGTACAAAACTCTTTTTTAGTCTTTTGTACAATTGAGTAAACATTCCAACCATCAGTAGTATTGCCCATAGCAGCAACGCAACCAACATCATGCAAAGTATAGCCACAGATTGCAGCCAAATTACGATAGAACTCTTCGGTGTAGTAGTTGAATCCATGTCCGGGCCAGTTGCCTGTTTTTGGGTTTTCTGATATGATGTATCCTCCGACTTTAACGAGGTTGTGTTTGTTTTTCCAGCAATTGTATATGGCCTTGATGTCATGCTTCCCATTAGTACCAACGTGTTCGGATGTGCCGGCATCCACCAATAAGTCAAACTGCTTGCTGAACTTGTGAAGTACGGATAAGTCCAACGGGGTTGAGCCGTGTTCCCCTGATATATCAATGGCTTCGTAATCTTTGCCGGCATAGTAAGATTCTTTAGTGTAAGGTGCGGGTAATGGCACACGGTAATCGTTTTGCGCTCCGAGGTCTACCACCGATTGTATGTGTGGCAGGTAGGGGTCTATTAACTTTGTTGTTTCGTGAGTGTAGCCCATGTTATTGAGTAGTTTGTTTAGGGTTGAATAAAGGAGGCTTAATAAATTCTTCATTAAAGCATTCTACTGCTTTACTTGCCTCATGCCATGCATATTCCCATCCGGCATTAGGCTTCTTCATGCATTCCAAATACACCTCCAACCATAACTGCTTCCTTTGCCGTTTGTGTATTACTTCTTCTCTTTCATTCATAGATTAATCTTTTACCCCCCAATTTATAAAATAAGGTTCTACCGGTAAATAGTGCCTGTACGCCAACCCTCCGTACGGCTGAACGGGAATACCTGCTAAGTTCATCAACCCGGATAATAACGCCTGGTCATGTCGGTTGCTTATGTAATGCGGATTCTTTGATTCATTGTGGTGAAAGCAATTCTCCTTCGCCCCCTGTATCCATTTCTCAAAGATAGGCATAGTTGCAGGATGGTCAAAGTCGAACACAATGCAGCAGGCCATAATTTGATACATACGCTTTACCTCGGTGTAGTCCTTTAGCCCCAACCATGCAATCTGATGGTCGGGGATGTACTTCTCCAACGCATGCCCTTCGTTATCCCATGCAACAATCCCATGTTCGGCTGCTAATGCCCACAACGAATCGGGGTTTTGATTTACCCGTATTGTGGAATCACACCAAATTATTTTCCTATACCCCATCTCAAGTGCCTCTGCTACCATAAACGGCTTGAATTGGTAGGGCATGTTCTGGTGATTCCATGACTTACCCCACCTTTCGGTATTAGGCCAATCCCCGAGGTGAATCTTACGTTCGAGGTATTCATCCACATACCCATCAACACTCCGAAGGTGCGTGTCATAGTCCGGTGCTTTGCGGTCTATGCTGCGAATTAGCCCTAATTGCGCCTCGTTGTAGTTTTCCCTGCCGGATGAAGATAGGGATACGATTACTTTGCCCGATGTTACCTTGCCCATATTACATTTTCTAAGTTAGTTAATAAACACTTCGTTAACCCTGCCTTATTGCAGTAATCCTTGATAAGGTGAAATAAATCTACATTGCCGTTATGCTCAATGCATAGCATCTGCGTGTGCTTAAGGTTAATCTGTTCTAATATCTCAAAGTCCACGCCCTCGGCATCAATAGAGATGAAATCAAAGTATTTTAATGGGGAGTTCTTAATCAATGTATTGTACGTCCATACCTCGGTCATTCGCTCTTTAAATTCAGTACTTGGCCATCGCTTTGTTTCCGCTTTCTTAATGGTAGATAGCAGGGATACATCGCCCTTTCCTAAGTGGTTGCCCATCTCATGAAAGGTACAATGCCCATCTGTTACGCCAATGGCTACATTAAATTTGTGTACCATAGGATTAGCTAAGATGCGGTTGAACGCTTCTTCGCTTGGCTCTACCAGTATACCACTCCAACCATGTAGCTGCAATGCGTAAGTATTGGACAAAGTTTGTCCATCATTGGCCCCAATATCCAGAAAGAACCCTTTGCGAGATTGGAAGTAGGCGAGGATTATATCCTGCTCGTTGTTTTGGCTATATCTCATTTGCCGTAGGTTTGGGTGTAGTATTGTTTTGCTAATTTATCTGCAACCATGTAATTTATTAGTTGCTTTACTGGTGTATGTTGTGCCATTTTATCATGTTCCCATTTGCCTTTTTTCCATGCAGTAACTATCTGCTGC